AAACAGTGCCGTTTTTGACTACATCCCCGTAATACCAAAAATCAACGCAAAACTCTCCAGTAAAATTAAATGAAGAATCACTAGGGCCAGTTAAATAATCGCCCGTACCATCAAAATAAATCGACCCCCCGTTGTCGGCAGTCGAATAACCACCGTGGGTATAGGGGCTGAAGGGTTCTGTTTTGGTATTACCGTTTACAGTAATAGAGTGACCGTTTGTCGAACCATCCGCTATGTAAGGCAAGTGACAAGTGAGTAGCGTTGTATTAGTAATTGCTGTTAGTGGTTCAGTGGGAACTGTGATAGATGTTTGAGTAGCATCGTATGCTGAACTGCCTTTTAGCCATCTCATATCACGTATATAACCATCTATTTCATAGCCTCCGCTATCATAACGTCCGATAGAGGCATTAGAAAAATCTGCGCTATAAGATGAAGTTGTAGATCCTGTTCTTGTGCCGTTATGGAATATACTCAAAGTAGTTCCAGTTCTACAAAGAACTACATGATTCCAAGCTTTTGCAGTAGCTGGCCCATTTCCACTACTACCTACTTTGACTGCTCCACCGCTTCCTGCTCCATAATACCAATAAGTTGATTCGTTATAAATTAATTGATTATGACTATCATTTGGAGCAGAGATAGCAATATGTAAACCTCCTGTTCCACCTGTCAATGATTCGGGCCACCACCAAAACTCTATACTAAAATCGCCCGTTCCAAATTCATGTTCTGTAGAGTCTGCTACTTTTAGATAATCCCCGTTCCCATCAAAATAAGTCGAATACCCGCCGTGCCTATAGGGACTAAACGCGCCCTGCGTTACGTTACCGTTAGCGGTAATCGTATGGCTGTTTGTGGAGGAGTCAATAAACGAATTGTTAACTGCATTGTTCGCGCCGACAGAAGTGATAAGCGCTGTGGTGTAGTTGCTATTTGCGACTGAGAATTGAAGCTCAAAGCTGCTAACGGCTGTAGCAATGTTTACCCCATCGCTCGCCCTAAACGTCAGGCTAAACGTACCCGCGTTAGCCGTATTGGTTGATGGCGTGATAGTAAAGACATTGGTGTTAGCTCCAGTACCCTGCGTGACAGTCGCCACGTTTCCAGAGGTATCTGACGCGATGCTATAAGTGATCGGGATGCCTTCGGGGTCGGTCGCCGTTATAGTGACTGTAGTAGCGGTGCCGTCACTTGCTAAAGTATAAGACGACGCCGCACCGCTAATGCTAGGCGTGGTGTTAATCAGCGCAATGTTATACCAGCCGGTGCCATTCCAGATGTACAGGCGGTTATTGCCCGATACATACGCTTGGTCGCCGGTTGATGCACCAGATAGGGGCAGATCATCAATCGTTGCATATACCGTGGTGCTTGAACCTGATGGTGCTGCACCATCCCAGCGCGTCTTCGAGCTGCTGTAGGTGTAAGTAATCCCGTTCGAGGTTACCGTGTCGCCGTCAGAAGGTGAGTTGGGAAAGTTATACGCGGCCATCTGTTAACCCTCTAAAGCGGCTGATGGTGGTGTGAAGTTGGATGTGTAGCGGGCTAGGCCTTTGGTGATTCGGAAGTCAGATATGTGGCCGCTAAAACATTGCGCGTTAGCCGCCCCATAAATACTGCCTATTCCAAAATAAGTTCCAGTATAGTCTGCAGTATCCGCTACAGATAAAGCCTGAGTACCATCGATGTAAAGCTTTGTAACAGAGGACGCTCTCACGACTGCAAAGTGATACCATTGATTTAAAGCGTAATTTACTGTGGATTCATGATAAGCGTTTGCAGCATATATTGCCCATTCAGAATCTGCAGGGGCTGCGTTAGTGATTTGAAGTGCCACAGAGTTAGTATTTGTTGCAGGAAAATTACTTGTTCCTTGTTGAAATAACCCTTTATCACCACTGGCAGTAATATATGCCCAACCTTCTATAGTAAAATCTCCTGTTCGGAATGCAAAAAGATTTGAAGGAGACATTGTTAAATAATCCCCCGTCCCATCAAAATACATAGACGAAGTAAGGTATTTGCTCTGAGTAGTAGACGACTTAACGTCGCCGTTTAACGTGATTGTTTTGACAGACTGTGACTTATCAATAATGCCAGCGTCTGTTCCGTTAAGGAGCAGAGAGGTGTTGGTGATAGCCGTTAGGGGGGCTGTGGGTGGGGTAAAAGCGGACGTGTAGACGGCGGTGCCTTTTACAATACGCACATCCGCAAGACTACCCTTAAACACCTGAGAGGGGGCGGCGCTGTCGTATCCTATGCCTATCCCCGTCGTCGCGTTTTGATTGTAACTGTTAGACGCTGTGCGTTGTGAAACACCATCAACGTAACAAGTAACAGTTCCACTTTCTCGAACAATAGCAATGTGAGTCCACTTATTAATTGCGTAATTAATAGACGAAGTGAAAACGGCGCTAGTACCAAACACGAAGTCAAATGTGCCGTTTGAAAGCATCACGATTGACCAAGACCCCGCGCCTGTTCCTAGAACGCAAAGAGGGCGCATTGTTGCGTAGTGATCGGGGTTCCACCACCATTCAAAAGTAAAATCACCAGTCCCCATTTGCAACGACGCATCGTTTGCAACTACTGCGTAATCACCAGAGCCATCAAAGTAAATCGACCCGCCATGGTCGGCAGTCGAATAACCAGCGTGTTCGTAGGGGCTAAATGCCTCTGTCTTGGTGTTGCCATTTACAGTAATAGAGTGAGCGTTAGTTGAGCCGTCTGCTATGTAAGGCAAATGGCACGTTAGTAGTTTTGTGTTCGTAACCGCTGTGAGACGCTCTGTTGGGCCACCGGAGGCTGGCGTTATAGCAGTTCCGCTTACACAGCGAAAATCTGTAAGGTATCCTTGAAATTCATATTGAGCACCTCCGAGACCAAGGTGGTAAGCGCTTGTCCCAATTAATGGTCGGTTTGTTACTGCCGTGTAATTAGTAGATGATGTAAATGTTGAAGTTTCTACAACACCATCAATATATAATTTAATTATGTTGCTCGAATCTCTAACAAAGCAAATGTGAACCCACTGGCTTATTGGTAAAGCTGAAGCAGACAGTAAAGCCCATTGTGTATTTGAATATATGCCAATTTTGTCAGTAGAATCGATCCAAACAGCAATATAGCTTCCATTAGTATTGCTAGGTCGCCAATCGATAATTGATTGAGATGCGCCAACGCTACTAGGTAAATACACCCAAAATTCGAGTGTAAATTCTGATGCGCCTAAAGCAACGCTACTAAGTGACAAATAATCACCAGCCCCATCAAAATAAGTCGAATACCCACCGTGTCGATACGGACTAAACGTATTCTGCGTTACGTTGCCGCTAGCAGTAATCGTGTGGTTATTAGTAGAAGAATCAGTAAACGAATTATTGACTGCATTATTAGCACCCACAGAAGTAATTAGCGCTGTGGTGTAGTTACTGTTTTCAACTGAAAACTGAAGCGTAAACGTAGAGCTTGCCGACGCGACGTTTGTGCCATCGCTAGCTCTAAATACCAGAGTGAAACTGCCTGCGTTCGCAGTGTTTGTGCTCGGCGTGATCGTCCACTGGTTAGTGTTCGATCCAGTGCCTTGGGTAACCGTCGCAACATTCCCTGACGTATCGCTGACAATACTGTAGGTGAGCGGGACGCCTTCTGGGTCAGTGGCAGTAACCGTGACTGTGGTGGCCGTGCCATCTGTAGCAAGGGTGTAAGTAGCGCTAACGCCGCTGATAGAAGGCGTAGTGTTCACTATGCTGATTGAGTACCAACCCGAATCACTAAAGATATAGAGCTTGTCCGTAGAATCGACTAGCGCCATCGACCCCTCTGCCACTCCACTCAAAGGCAGATCGTTGATTGTTGCGTAAACCGTGACGCCAGCAGATGAATCAGCCGGTTGCCACTCGCTATCCGTGCTATTCCACTGCAACACTTGCCCGTTGGTCGGCGCTACTGTGGACGTATCTACGTCTGTGAGCGCGTCGATGGCCTGAGTCAAACCTTGGGGGCTGTCAGACCAAACGCCTTGCGTAGAGTCATAGGCGTAAGTAATCCCGCTGACCGTAATCGTCTGGCCGTTAGTGGGGTTGCTTGGGAAATTAACTGCCATCTTCTAATTCCTTACGCCGGTTGCGTAGGCCAACTAACATTGTTCGGGAAGCCTTCCTGACTTGTTATGTCGCGCAAACTCTGCCTATAGGTGGCCCACTCTGTCTTTTTTTCAGAAGACAAAGGCGCATCAGCGACCTGTGTCCAATCAGATACCAGCAGCAAGCCATCTCGCTCAGCACGTACCTGTATAGCAACAAGAGCGTCTCCGTCAGGAAGATCGGCGGGAGGGCCGAATAACGACAGGTATTCTGCTTCAGAAATCTCATGCTGGCCGTTAGAGTCGGCGTATCTGTACGTCATACTTTCCACCCATACAAACCGAATTTGCCAGTTTTCATAGTTCCAGTACCTGTCCTAATAATTGACACGCCGGTAATCTGATTGCTGCCAGATACAGTCCCAGAATAAAGTCCGGTGAGCATGTTGTTAATCGCGTACACCGTCCCACTAGTTGTAGTACTTGCAGAGCGACCATGGTAAAAAGCTCGTTTTCCTGTTGTAGCCCGGTTGTTATCAACAACTATGAAAATCTCGAACCAAAACGGATACTCCGCATTTGTAGTATATGTGGCGTACAACGGCCAGTTATTTGCTCCATTGTCGGCTACAGTGGAAAACGTATCTGTACCGTACCGGTTAGCTTTATTAGTGTAGGAATACTCCGACGCTGATTGAGTAACCCCGTTCCTACGAACACGCAGATACGCAGCCCCATCGTAATCATGATCAAACTCCCCTATAACTTTGTAGATGTTATAGGCGGCAGTCATACCATCAAGGTTAACAGCGGTTGCACCGGTGCTATCTGTTGTTGCTGTTGCCAGTTCTGTCCATTTTCCGCCGCCTCCAGCTGACGGAGTTGTAGCATCCCACCGACTGTTTGCGTTGTCCCAAGTTAATACCTGACCATCAGTCGGCGTCATGGTATTTACGTCGGACAGGTTCTCTATGCTCTGACCAGCAATGTTCGTCAGATAAGACTGGAGATCAGAAATTTGAGACTCTGTGATAGACAACGCCGCTTGATGTTGCGTTACAGAAGATTGTGTGATGTTTGCGTCCGGTACGTTTGCCCAAGTTACAGCCGCTGTAAGATTGTTCGTCTCCGATGTTAGGTACGAGGACAAATCAGGCGGCGTGTAACTAAACGCTCCAGTGGTGTTGTTATAGCTAAGCGCTGCCGTGCCTGCAGCGTTAGTAGTAACAGAGAGATCAGTAAGCGCGATACCGGCGGAGTCTGCCGCGTTAACCCACGCAGTACCGTTGTATTTTAAAACTTGGCCGTTAGACGCCGTTGTAATTGTTACGTCTGAAACATCATTCAAAGCCACACTAGTTAAATATGTGCCAAAGTCACTAATCTGACTTTCCGTAATAGATAATGCAGCTTGGTGAGCAGTCACATCACTTTGAGTAACAGTGTAGCTCGTTAAATAACTAGACAGGTCTGGGGGCGTGTAACTAAATGCGCCTGTCGAACTGTTGTAGCTAAGCGCGGCGGTCCCTACCGCGTTAGTCGTAACAGAAAGATCGGTCAACGCAATACCGCTAGAATCCGTAGCGTTAACCCATGCAGTACCGTTGTATTTCAAAACTTGGCCGTTAGCCGCAGTTGTAATAGTTACATCTGAAACGTCATTTAACGCCACACTAGTTAAATATGTGCCAAGGTCACTGATTTGCGATTCAGTAATCGACAACGCGGCTTGATGTTGAGTGACACTGGTCTGCGTGATATTCGCATCCGGTACGTCCGCCCAAGTCACAGCTGCAGTTAAATTGTTTGTCTCTGTATAACTGGTCAAATAGCTAGACAAATCGGGCGGCGTGTAAGTAAACACGCCGGTAGTGTTGTTGTAAGTAACCGACCCATCACCGCTAGCAGTCCCTTCTGCGCCGACAGAAAGATCAGTTAGAGCTATACCACTGCTGCCGCCACCTGTCGGGTTAGCCTGAACCCACTGGCTTGAATCGCCGTCGTTGTAATAGATGTAGGTCTTTAGCGCATTAGGGTCAAACCACATGTGCCCCGTGCTAGGATTACTTGGCGCGGTTTCTTGAACAGCAACAAGTGGGTTTGATGGGCCAGAGGGGTTCGCCTTGACCCACTGCGAAGATGTGCCGTCGTCGTAGTAAACATAAAGGCGCAGAGTAGTTGTGTCGTACCAGAGGTCACCATCTGACGGAGAGCTTGGTGCTGTATCTGCGGTAGTTACCGACGCCCCGCCTCCTCCAGACTGTGCCACCCAATCGTAATCTGTGCCATTCCAACTCAAAACTTCGTTGGTGGCGGCTGTGCTAGTGTTGAGGTGCGTGTCTACACTGGCATCGTTATAACTGCCGCCTGATGGCGAGGCAGCGTCCCACCGGCTGTTTGCGTTATCCCATGTAAGCACTTGCCCGTCTGTTGGGGTCATAGTGTTTACATCAGACAAGTCCTCAATACTCTGACCTGAAATGCTTGTCAGGTAGCCCGACAAGTCAGGCGGCGTATAAGTGAACACTCCGGTGCTGTTGCTGTATGCAAGCGCCGCTGTACCTGCGGTGTTGGTCGTAACAGAAATGTCAGTCAGCGCAATGCCGCCGCTCGCTGTAGCAGGCTCCCACTTACTGTTCGCATTGTCCCAAGTTAGAACCTGCCCATCAGTCGGCGCTGTCGTCGATGTATCTACATCACTAAGATCATCAATTTGTGCAGCCCTGGGGATGATAATTTCCCCTGCCATCGCAGCATGAGCAGAACAGTTGTAATAAAGCTTAGACGGCGCGTCCTGCGGAACAACAAACTTAATCGTCCCGCTAGCAGTTCCGTTGTTGGTTACACCATCGGAGTAAGCGTTGCCCGTGCCGGTGCCAGATACCGTCTTGATGTAGAACGGATGGCCGGTGGCGTTTACTGCAAACTCGTAAGTCTTACCCCTGTGCAGGTAAAGCGTCGGGTTACTGTCGCTATCGGTGCCGAATCCGTTGAAGACATAAGCACTAGAAGCATTGTTGGTAACAGCGAAGTATCCGTCAGATGTGGCAACGTCCCACACGCCGAGTGTGGCGTTATAGATAAATCCGTTGAAAAGGTCGCCGCCTGATGGGTTGTCTGGGAAATTCATTAAACGTCTCCGACCTTGACGGCTGTTACTTCAGCAGAAATATCGCCCGTTCTGTTAAATTGGTCATAACTAGTCCTGATTTGATAAGAGCTGCTAACAGACACGAGCCGCACCCAAGCGCCTTCTAAAGGCTCATCTGCCGAGTTATCACGAATTGTTGCCGTAGCTGCAAAACCCCCGAACCATAAGTCGTATGGGTTCTGCGTCACCCACCCATTTCCGTCATTAGTCTCCAGTCGTACTGAGGCGCTGGGGACACCACCAGACGCCGTGCTTTTTCCGATAGACATCCTTACATCAACAAGCCACGTTCCAGCCGTAAGGGTATAAGTCCCAAACGCAACACCATGAACAAAGCTGTTTTTATTAGAAGTTAGCCAATCAGAAGACGTGCTCTCGTAACTCAAAGAGTTGCCCGCCGTGACAGATGTTAGGTTTACATCCTGCATTGCGGCTAAAGAGCGGACGCCAGACTCTCCAGTTGATGTCCCCACCGCAATCCAATCGCCCGAAGCTGAGTCGTACACGTAGGTCACTCCGTTACTTTCGGAGAACCAAGCGTGGCCGTCGATTGGGTTCGAGGGTTTTGTGGACGATGTCTCAACAAGCGCATCTACGGTAAATGTTGCCCACGACCCGTTTTGTCGGATGTATTGGGAGCCATCTGAAGTCGCATCTTCTAACTTATCTGTGTTTAGGTTAGAGAAATTGGCGTCCATCTCAGTGGCGGTGAGCGGCGACCCTTTGCCTGATACTGTGACAACCGTAGCCATTAGGTCGCCCCTAATCGCTGAAACAGCACATGAACATCTAACTTGTCACTTGAGGCAGCGTTTGAGTCTGATTTGGCTCTAAGCCTTATTTTATGTGTGCTAGTGCTAGTTACATCAAAAACAAAAGAAAGCGTGGCTGTTGAATTATGCTCCGCCGTGTTAGAAGAGCTAGTCTGATGCGATCTATCAGCAAAGCTATTCCCAGTGAGGTTCGAGTAGGTCGAGCCGTCTGTAGTTTTTTCTATACTTCCTCCAAGAATTGCTGCAGTCCGATTTGAAGAGGAAGTGCCGTAAAAAGAAAAGTCAGCTCTAACAAGCCAATGACCAGTAGAAGGGAAGGTAAAAACACCAGATGTCTGCGTCATTGCGCCGTTAATATTTGTCTGCCGCGCCCAACCTGAACTAACAACGGAGTTTGTGCTCGCGCCGAAGGTCAGCGTTCCGCTTTCCCACTGCTCAATAACAGGCGCTTCATTAATCCACTTAGAAGTTCCGCTGTCGTAAACGAGGATGTCTTTATCTTGAACAGACGTGATTGCTACGTCACTCATCTCAGACAGATTGCTAAAACCACCTAGCGAACCAGTCGGTGCACCAGTAGCCACCCATTGCGAAGACGTTCCGTCGTCGTAATACACATACGTGACGCCATTGCTTTCTGAATACCAGACATCGCCATCAGAGGGAGAAGACGGCGCTGTGCTGGACGTGACAACCGTCGCCGCAGCAGACACCGCTGCCCATGCGCCAGATTGACGGGCGTACTGATTCCCGTCAGATGGAGCGTCCTCGATCTTGTCTGTATTTAGGTTAGTGAAATTAGAGTCCACCTCTGTGTTAGTCAGAGGTGAACCCTTTCCACTACGAGTGACAATGGTTGCCATCGTCGTTTCCTATATTAGGTAGCTGAGACCGTAATAGTCCACGTAATGGTCATGCTGTCGCTTGCGCCTTTGGTCACAGTGCCAAAGACCGTGCGACAGAGCATGGTTCCTGCTGAAGCAGCATTGAAGATACCGGCTTCGGTTAATGAACCAGTTCCGTCGCCTGCAGCCCAGCTACACACGTAAGCAATCGCGTTATTGGTTACGGTGGTGCTGGTAAGCGCATTACGATCCAGCTCTGTTCCCAGAGTCGTGTCGCCCGCTGCCGCAGCAGTTGAACCAGTGCCCACTGCCATGTGAGACATAGCTGTAGCAGTAGCGTCTTTCATGCGCGAAGCAATGTAATCTAATCCAGTGTCGACAATCAGGTTGTTAACCTTCTTCTCGTCTTTGATTTTTCCGTCAGGGCCACGAACTACAATGTCCAGTGTTCCCTTCGCTTTGAGTCCATCGATGATCATGGCTTATATCCTTTAGGTGAGGGTTCGTTTAACTCCGACAAAGTCGTCGCTGAAGTAATCAGTGCTACTGACGTAGCCCTGAGCCAGAAGAACGCCCGAGTCGGAGCTGTTAGCGGGGTCTTCCAGATTTTTTGAGAACGCAGCAGCGTAAGCGTCGGCTGCGTCAAATGTGTTGGTCTTGATCGAACTAAAAGAAAAGGCTGTCGAATCGGAAGCGTCTGCTGTGTTGCTTGTTATGACACCTTCCGAAAAGCTTGCTGATTCACTGATATCAGCTGTATCAGAAATAGCTTTAGAGAAAGACTTAGCTATAGTCTCCGAAACAGACGGTGCTTCTACTTTCACTAGCGATACAGCGAGTGAAATGCTTTCGGACGCGTCTGCCGTATCTCCAGTGCTAATGCCGGACCCTAGATTTTTCTCAAGCAAAATCAGCGCGGAATCTGTGCCCTCTGCGGTGTCTGATTTCCCTGAAGATATAGACTTAGCAAGCAGCTCAGAAACGGATGGGGATTCGCTCAAAGTTTTGCCAAAGTTATAAGAGCTGATGTCCGTGGCTGTGGGCGACTCAGACAACGGCTTACTAAAACCAATTGCGGCCACATCTGCCACGCCAGCCGAATTTTGAGGAATTTGGTTCAACCCCTGAACCACATTCGGGGAAATTGAATCAGTAACAACTATTGAGTCAGAAAACGAACGGCTGTACGCCATTACCCGCTGAAAATCTTCGGTTATACCTGTGACATCCGATAAGGCCTTACCTACGACAAATACTTGCGCGTCGGTGACAGCGGGCGTTTCGCTGGGATTCTTCCCGAACGCATTTGTATATGCGTCTGAGCTGCTAAAAGAGTCCGTTACCGGGCGGCTAAATGCTTTAGCAGCCACATCTGCTACAACCCCAGCATCAACAAGCCGCTTGTCAAAACCATACGTCAGCAACTCTGCGGCACTTGGCACGTCGATTAGACCTTTACCGACATCCTTTGTGACGATATCTGACACCGTGCCCATTGAGACAACTTCAGAGACATTCTTGAACAAGTGCGCTGCAAACAGCTCATTGATGCCAGCAGAATCTGCGAGGGCTTTATCAACCGCAAACTGGATAAGATCAATAAATAAAGGGTCTTCCGTAAGGTATCGCACCTTGCCAACAACCAACGAACCCGAATCCAGATGTACATTCGTTGCAATCATCTGCGCCGTGCGAACGTCAGCCGCAGAAATCTGACCATTAGCCCGGCTAATGGCTTGCAGCAGGACTCGTTGTATAGAAGCGCGAATCATCCGAAAGCGGCTCTAACCTTTAATTTCAGTAGGTCAACTACTGTCTGGATTGATCCGTCTTGGAATGTGGCTTCGATTTCCCCCTCAAAAATGCCTGCTGTATCCAGCGCGGGTGCAGGAAAATCCGTCGTAGCAATACCGTTGTCAGGGTCACTGACGGTCATCGTCAAAGTTGACTTAACAGTCGATGAACCAAGCTCCCTGATACGTAATTTCACAGTCGCCCCGTTAAGGTCAATTGGGGCCCAAGTATCAGGATTATTAGGGTCGAGCGTAGCCCCCGAAGCAGCTTCGCTAGCGTCTTTCAGAGTAACTACTACCCTCGGCAGCGTATCTCCCTGAACGAGTTCGAGTGTATCCGAGTAAGCCATATCTTATATTACCACTGCTAATAGTCAAACGTAAGTCCATAGCATCGGAGAACTATCACGCCGATCCACATGGATGAAGGTTTTTGCTACTCCAATTCCGGTAAATCCTTGCTCTATCGCCTTTGTTACGATAGTCCATCGCTGCGCCCCACCACTTACCGCTATATCTGCTGCAATCCCTTGAGCATGTTGACCGGGCGAACTTTTTTTAGCTTCGAGGCTGTGTCTGGGAGATCTATAACCAGAAGTAATGACAAATGGAAAGCCACACGCTTCTCGCAATTCATCCAAGCTCATAATGAAGTCAAGATCCATCTCGTTCTCGCCTGTCTCCTGACAGTTGAAATCGCTCAACTTGAAATATTTGAACGCACTCATTCTTTTTTCCCTAAAAACAGGCCAAACGCGCCCGTTAACGCTCCGGTCATAACCGATACCATCGCCGCCTGCTCGGGCATTGGCGCGGGCAGCGTCATAAACCACTCGACGACCCGATAAGTCATAACCACCATCGCCAGCATTAATAACCTGGGGATGATTCGCCAAGCATTAAGGTTTTCGGGCGTCATTTTTCGCGTGACACTCCTTTGGTTTTCTCAAAGGTTCGCAGGCCTCCAAGCCCCAACATTCCGAGAAGCACTGTCAGCAAGCTGTCCATGTCAAACTCAGGAAGCGGGGGCGCTTCCACACCCGTGTACGCAATCACAAACGTAGCCAATGGCTGTAAAACGAAATGCCACATCAAGGCGATTGAACAGCACCAACCGGTTGCCGGACGCCAGCCCGCCACAAAGATAGATTTGTGCGTCGCTTCAGCTTTATTTATCTCAATTTGACCTTTCGCCAGTTCGTGAGCATGCCGCTCCGACATGGTGGCAATTTCATGGGCCAGACGATTACGCTCATCCGCGTCAGGGATAAACTTGTCTAGAAGCCCCGTAACGGGGCCGATTAATGCTTCAAGCATTACTCACTCCAACCGTCGTCATTTTCGTCGTACTTGCCGTCGTTGTTGGTGTCGCAGGCTCGCTGCCAAGAGATCATGTCGAAGGTTAAACCTTCATGCCACGGGATATAGGCTTTACACCATTCATGGGAGCCTATAGCCATGTCATCAGTACCATCTGGATCGGGGACGTAATCACGCTTAGACCAAGGCTTTTGGACACGAAAAAACGTATCCTTGTTCTTCATCAGTTGCCGCTTGAATAAGGCGCTATCTGGAGTGCTGATGTAAATCTCCTGATTAGCTTCCAGCGTGTATGTAGACCCGTCTTCATAGTTAATAACGGTTTCCGCTGACGCTACGCTTGCCGCCAGTAATGCTGCCAGTGCTATCTTTTTCATGACCTTCCCCTCATAGGACGTTGTAAACAGGTAACAAGCGATCTTTTAACGTGCGATCTACACGCCAACCGTTCTCTAACGCTTCTGTGATCGTTTCTGCAGTTGGGCCAAGGATTGAGGTAGCCCCACCAATAGGGCCATCCCATTGATACTGTTGATGTGCCATTACCCCAAGTGATAGCGGGCCTAAGAAACCTGACCGGTCGATTGTCTCGAATAGGTACTCGTCCCAATCCATGCGATCAGTTCTGAAGTACCGCGCTTTCGGCTCGACACCGGGGAGCGCCCACGCTAGCCCTGTCTTCGCGTACTCGCGCAGTTCCATGCCCAACATGGCGAGCGGCATCGTTGCAACCGCTGCCAAGGCGAACACACTCAGCGTCGCGCTAATCTGCGCCGCGTTGAGTTCGCCGGGGTTCTCTGCCATCCGCGACTGCGCTTCTCGAACGATTCCGCCGCCGATGACTTTTGAATAAGCGTAGAAGTAGGACTTCAGCTGCCAGACCAACGCCCACCGTGGATCAGATGCCCAGATCGGTCGCTCAGCAGCATTGGGTCGCAGGATCGAAGACTCAGTGAAACGCTGGATGGCCTGCTTCACCTTCTTGCCTTCAGGGGTCGAGAACTTACGACCCTCTTTGTTCCACTTGTTCACATCTTCGGCAGTCAGACCGAGCTCACGCAGGTAGCGCTCAGAACGGGGGTTATCAAATTCGTTCCGCGCATGGTGCGTGATAAATGAAGCGCCCATGCCTGCTGCAAACTCACGGCTAAACCGCGTGAACTGATCCAGCATGATGACCCTAAAATACGCGTCCGACAGCTTTCGTACCTTCGGGTCCATGTAATCCTGCTCGGCCTGTGTGACCCAGCCGTTAGCGACAGTCTCGTTCGTTACAACTCCAACATCTCTTGCAAACTGTCTTCGCTCTTCAGGATCACGCAAGCCGTCTTTGATCTGTTTCATAGCCATACCGAAGGTATGGAGAGAAAACTCTTTTGAGTTGATTACCGGACCCGCAAGGTCGGTAAGTGACGCAATAGTGGCAAAAGGCAGAATCGTGACGAACTGTAGGAACTGACCGTAGCTGTTGAGCTTTCGCCATAGCGGGCTTATCGGACTCGATTGATAACCCATGTAAGCATTCAGCACCTCTAACGCAGCCGCTCTATCCTCTTCGGAAAGTTTCGACAGCTCTTCTTTTAGCGCGAGACCGTTATTGGTGGCTTTGTTAAATTCAACGCGCTTCGCAACGTGACGCAGGTAGGACACCAACGCTTCCTCTGGTTCTTGCAGGAAGCCCGCGTCTTGTAGCGTTTTACGGTCGATACCGCGCGTGAGCATAATGTCTTGCTCAACGCCTGCCGCTGGGTTAGTCGGGTCATAATCAACCGGCTTGTCGTCACGCATCGCTTGGCTGTACTGTCGCAACCGATAGATAGCCGCCTCTGCACGGGCCGGTGAGATGCCTTGCTGCTCAGCAAGGATCAGGTTCTTGAACTCTTCCGTCCGATTTTCAATCTCCAGCATGTTCAGCAAGACCGGGAAATAGTCTTTCTGAAAACCGATGTCTGTATTCGACGGCTGGATATAGTCGGTATACACGTCTTGTAAAAACTGTCTGACTTGCTGAGCCTTGGGAGACAGCGTCTCTGTAGCGTCAGACGACGCGGCCTCACGCAATGCTGCTTTCACATCTGCGTCATCTAAATTTCCGATGGTATCTTCGAATGTGTTCTGAAATTCTGCGACTTTCAAAGCCGACGCTCGCAACATGCCTAAATTACCGCCAGACCCATCTTCTTGAGAGCGACGGTAAAACATGTCCGCGACTCGGTTTCCTGCATGCATTCGCAGCACGCCGTCTGCGGTTGCAACAAACTTCATCAAAGGTCGAGACGCACGGCTAATGCTGCGTTCCCAGTGGCGCGCCAACGCTTCGCCGCCCTCTTTGACGACAGCCTCTTTAACCGCATGCGGCATGGCTTTTTCGGTAAAGGTAAGCGGTGGCTCAGAGGGTGCTGGACCTGCATCTTCCTGAACTTGCCCAGTTATTTGGGTAGGCGCTGGCCTGCCCCCGTACTGATACTTAACCTGCCCTCGCACTACTTCATTTACGAACGCGCTTTGCTTCTTAGAAGCCACCACGCCTTCGATGTACTGTTCAAACTCGGGTGATTTTGGTCCTTTACGTGCTCGGAATCCCTGTTTCATGGCTCGCCACATCTGACGTAACTTTGCAGCTAGTCCCTTGAAGTGACGATCAGCCATGCTTTTTGCAGCCTTGTTGATGTAGCGCTTCGTCGCCCAGCGAGACAGCTGGTCGGCGTACCACTCTTCAAAGCCTTTCTCGAACCCGTAAAGCTCGACATACCGATCATGCTTAGGGTGACGCTTGTATGACTCAACAAGTCGTGGTCGTAGTGCGTCGTTCTCCAGCGCGGCCTGTTGCTCCTGCTGATACACCGCATGTCCAATTTCATGCGCTGCAGTCATCGCGTCACTTAACGCGTTGCCACTACTATTGATTACAGCGATGTTTACCTTGCCATCGTAACTGCCACCAATTTCGTTATTGTCGATCTGGCGCTGCAGCATTCGTTTCACTGCAACAAGTTCGACCTCGGAAAACAATTTTGAGAGCTGCAAATCAGACAGCTGTGCCAATCTCGCCCCGTTGAATATACGAGGGGGGTTGACGAGCTTGACGGCTTTCAATACGTCGTCTATGACACCTTTTACAATCGGGCTATCAAACCCCTGCGGATCTTCTTTCGGAGGAGGCGCAAAAACTGGATCCGCGCCAGCCTCCCCCGTGCCAGTAAAGGGCGCGCGACCGGTACGACGATCAGGATCAATATCGTCACGGGGATCACCGGCAAACACCTCGGTCTCAGACATGCCCTCGGCAGCTTGTTCTATCGGCACCTGCCTAAAGGTACGTTGTCCCTCAACGTAGTCAGGGTCACCTGGGACTACTTCCTCGCTACGTGTCTCGCGGGGCATTTGATACGGCACGTTCTGCCGCAGTGCGGGGTCGTTGTAGGTCTGACGCAACTGACGTTTATTTTCAGCCTTCTGGTCTTCAGTTATAAATCGCTGCTTGCTTGGATCTTTTACGCCGTTGAATAGATCTGCTAAGCCAATTGTCTGACCCGCAATCCTAGCGGCAGGTACATTTAGTCTCTCATCTACCCGCCCGCTCAGTACCTCGTTAATAGGTTGGCCGAGCACCTCAACCTGATACCCCTCAAGCAGCAGATCACCCAGCACTTCTGACAGCCCTTGCTGTGCGGACTGTATCGGCTCTGCGCCGACAAAGGGCTTACCTTCTCTGTTCTCTACCAACCTCTGCCCAGAGAAAGTCAGGTCTGCCAGATTGATGCGATGGGTCTTACCGTCAGGCGCGATCAAAACAACGCCAGACTGACGCGAGAACTTGCCCTGCTTCGCCTTAGTAATAGCCCGGCTAATAAACTCAGGCAGCGTAAGACGCAGCTCTTTGCCGCCAGCTTGGAACCGATAGAGCTTGTCAAAATCTGTCCGCACAACCTCAAACTGCCCGTCTTGGTTCTTGGTGATCTCAACGATTGAGTTCGGGTTGTTTCGGGACTCTTGGACCGCGCGATTTAACGTAGACTCACTGATGCCCGCAAACTCTGGCGAATTGAAGTCTGTTTCACCAAACGCCGCTACATAATCTGCTCTAGCCTGTTCAGTGTTGTCGAACGTTCGCGCAGGATCAGTCTTAGGCGCATAAGTTTCGACTATGGTGCGCTCACCTTCCTGTTCAGTCATCGCGAGTTCTGACTTCAAGGCAGACAACTCTTCAAACTCAGAGCCAAATGTAGGTGTTTCTGTTTGATCGGGAGCGTCGAAAGAGTCAGGGTCGTCATCAACAGGCTCTACAGTCGGTCCTCGCTCTCCATTAAACCGCTTGGCGCGCTCTTCAAGTGCTTGTTCGGCATCAACGCGCTGTACACTGCCGCCCTCTGGCATCAAACCGCGCGCTGCCTCCATAGCCGCGTCGATAGTGTCCTCGCTGGCTAATTCCTCGGAGACGACGTTGCCGTCTGCGTCTAGCGCCCGCGCTACTAACAACGATTCACCGCTTCCAAAACTCTGGGGTTTTACGTTGCTATACCCAAGCGCTGTGCCGATTGCGGCGTCCGAAGCTCCCGACGCTACTACCTCGTCGACTATTTTCCGACTAGTACTGACGATTGTCCCACGACCGGGTATGAAAGCTGCAAATGCCAGCTGACCATCTACAGTAATCTCAGTGGATTTGTTGGGGCGAGCGCTGTACTGAGCTTCATCACCAGATACCCATACCGCTTGCTTCTTACTGGTTGGGTTCACCATTGCGCTCAGCTGAGCATTAATGTCCGCCGCCGCTTCGGGCTGAGTCTGTCCCTGCGGCACGTCGCCTACGGTCTCTTCAGCAATCGTCTCTTCTGTACGCTGCGTCTGAGCGTCGTCTTTATACCGCCTTACTTTGTCGAATACCGTAGCGACTTTTTCAGTCACCGCTCTAACTGGCTCAGCCCCTTTAGCAATAACACCGGGCGCTGCAGAAATAGCGGCTCCTCCAGCTGTAGCGCCACCAGCCAACGCACCGCCGCCAAAAAATCCGGTGAACGCCGCCTCCGCCAACTGTAATTGAGCATCTTCAGCAGTAAATGTTTCATCCAAATCAGACTTATTGACTACTGCGATGCCTTCCTGCAGCACTTCAGTAGAGCTCTCTATAGCAGCGCCTTTACCAGTACGTCGCGCTATGTCAGCCGCAAGCTGTCCATAAAGGCTATCGGACTTTACAGTCCTCCGTTTCGCTACATCTCCAAGCAGCTTCAAAACAGCTACGTCTGCAAACGTTCCTATCGCTGCTTGCGGCACAGCAACCCCAACCGCTCTTAGTGCTTGCCCTCTATCAAGCTCCTGCCCACCATCAATTGCGTCGGAAAGATTTGATCCTGCTAATGGTGCAAGCTCAGATCCAAATGCGCCCGCAAGCGCGCCGCGTCTGAAAGTACTGTAAGCCGCGTCCGCTAGTCTTAACTCATCAGGGGTAGCAATACCTTCCGCTTTTTTACGCAACGCATCCTTTACTAACTTCTGAGCGGTTTTTTGACTCGCAGTGCTAAGAACGCTTTTTCCAAATGCAGCAGCAATACCACCTACAAAACCGCTAGAAATAGTCCCTATCGCGTAAGGCAGCATCTGCCCGGTGCCTTTCTTTACTTGCTGTGTAAAACCGTCCCAGGTCGGGGCTTCAAGAAATTCTTCGAAGGGCTGTATACCCTGCAAGGAATTGGCAGCGCGAGCTTCGTCATAACGAGCCTGCTCAATATTCTTAGCAGCGGCTTCGTCGTCGCCAGCTAAGGTATTTCCGAGCGCTTTGAAATACTCAATGTCGGCAGAAAAACCTGCTGCGCCTGCTCGCACACCCCTACCGAACTCGCCCCCTGCTGGGCGGGGAGCTGAACGGTCATCAAACGCCGCGCTCTGCGCTTCAGCTAGAGAAGTATCCGTCTCTAAAAATAGCCGGACTGGATCGACAGCCACTTATTCACCCTTCCGCTCTTGCTTTAAGTATGGCTTCTCTGTTTCTCCGCCCAGCGTCAAGTAAAAAACGATAAAGCGCGGGATCAATTTCTTGAATTCTGCGCGCGCTTACCGCCCTGTCGGTTTGCTCCATATTAGCGTCTAAAAAATAAAAGTATTCAGGGTTGCCCGTAGCATCCTTCGTTACTTCAACTCGACTTGCAGCAAAATCTGTTGCAGACGCAGTGTCATCTGCATCGGGTCGCCAATAATTTGCAACAGATTCATAAATAGCATCAAAACCTAATATGCTTAGACCTTGATCATCTGCGTAGCTAGCTAACGCTAAACTGGCACCTTGGTTTATTCCGTCCATGATTGCATCGGCTTCTTCATTAGAAGTAGCTAGTCGCAACGCTCTCATCGCTCCCGGCAGAACCTCTCTAGACCATCTCTGCGCGTTCGTAGTGCTAAGATTTGGTGAGCCGTCATCAGAAAAAAAGATTTTGCTCGTATTTTCCACGGAGGCTTTCGCCGCTTCTACTGCATTATCAATCCTCTGTTGCTTCGTCGCCCCTTCTTGAGCAGCAATTCTCGCCCACGTAGCTTCCAAGTTACCGAAGCTTACTTCCAACTGCTTATCCGCGCGCCTGTCATCAATAACATCCTTCCGGCTCATGGACGGTGAACCGGTTTCGATAATGTTATCGATTTGCGTGGCGATGCTATTCCGCAGTGTCGAGTCCTTTGTCGAGGCCATAAGTACTGCTTTGGCTAATGCTAGCTCTTTCGCTTTAAGGCGTTTCAGCTGCTGCAGCTCCTCCACGCCCGCTTTACGCATCATGTCTGCCGTTTCGCTTTGCAGCTCGGGGGTAACAGTAAGTGCGCCGCTTTCAACAGCTTCATTTATTTGCGGACCCGTTAAATTTTCGGTAGATGCAACTATCTGCGCGGCTTCTGTGCGAGTACCACTATTCTTAAAACCAAGCTCGGCGAGTTCTGCATCGATTTCAGCAATTCTTGCAGTAGTGCGTTCTTGATTGCCGCCCAGTTTTCCTCTCTCTTGAGCCTGCCTACGTTGCTCTAACAAAACCTGAGCGCGTGGAGTTAAACCCGCATCTTGAGCGATGGCATCAGTAACTTGCGCCCGCTCCTCTTCAGTCTCGGCAGATGCAATAACGGCTGAAGCCACTCGCTGTGCTTGCGGTGGCAATGCAGTAACCACTTCCGCTTCGTTTTGAAACCCAGCTTCGATGACGCCTTGCATCCCACGGAACTCGCCCATGTTGAGGGAGCTATTAGCTACTACACCAGTTTGATAACCCCACTCTGCGTACTTTGCTAGAGATTCAGGTGTAAATCGAACAGTTTTGGAATTAGGGTCACTCGACCCATCTTCCGTCAGTACGCCGATAGACCCATCTTCATTTTGAATGCGAATAACAAGCGCGCCGTCTGGCAATGTATCTATGCCAACTGCCTTGGACCCGGCGGGGATATTTATCTGAGAAGTTATTTGGGTAAGGACGGCGTCCACTATGGGCTTGTTACCCGATCTAATACCCTCAGCTAGCCTAGGGCGATTAAGTTTACTAGGATCTGTAGGGTCAATTATGTCTAAAGCTGCGTATTGATTTCTGATAACGTCATTTTGCTGTCCTTTCAGCGTAAGACCCGCCGTCTGATTAGTTATCCGCTTTCCCTCGTTGTCTAACGACGCTCCTTCAACCTGCGCTTCGGTGAGCGCTAGAGTTGCAGCGCGTTGGCCCTCTCCCGCAGCAAACTGATCAGCGCTTTGCTGAAGAGTATCCCTTCGATACTCAGCAAGCGCCCGCGATTCTGCTAGCCGATCCGCACGATTTATCGCATCCTGCTGCCGCTGATACTCAAGCTCGTCCCTAGCCATGCGATTTCTCTGCATGGCTTGAAACATAGAAATTGCGCTGGTAGCCCCTTCAGCAATTGACATCACTTACCCCTTAAAACGCGAACGCAAAAATAGCCATAGCGCCCAACTGGCCGAGGGTGCTGTAGGTTTGTGCTCGGGAATTCGCTTTGGCCTGACGGTATGCGTTATCTAACTGCACCTTGTTAGCAGCAGATGCCGCGAGCTGCTGCTGACTGGAGCGGTTTACGCCCTGCCCGATATTTATCAAGTCAGACAACAGCCGCGTATTAGACTCTCGCTGAGCGATTTTGGCGTCGCTCACCGCCTGTATACCCCCCAGGGTGTTACCTAACTGTAACCGCCTCTCCTGTTGCTGTTGCTGCACGGGTGTCAACGCCGCCCCGTACCGGCTACGATTTCGTTCAGCCATGCCTGCAGTAAGCGCCGAAGCTTTCTCGCGGTCCTCTCTCGCTTGATCAATCAGACTCGTGTCCGTCGTCGCTTTATTAATCAGACCAAGCTCAAAATCACGGTAGTTCGTGACGTAATCAAGGTACTCCTGACGGGTAAGGTCAGCGTAGGCCTTGTCGGGGTCAGAGACTGTTGGTAAATCATTCGCGGTTTGCCCCGCAATGATTCGATCTATTTGCTCTTTTGTTAAGTTAGAAAAAAGGCTCATCAACCCATCCCGTACTTGAATCGATTTTTAAAGCCCTGAATGGGCTGACCATACTTATTAACCGGTGTAAAGAAAGTACCCGTACCCTGTTTTGCCTGCCCCGCTTTATTGTATGAAGTGCCACTTGTTTGCATATTGTCGTAGCCCTGCAGCGCAGCAGATGTAATTAATTGAGCACCAGCTCCGTACAACGCGTCTTTTTCGGTCTGCTTAGCTTGCGCTCTAGCAAGCGCTTCAGATGTGCCTAACCGCGCTGCTTGCGCCATGCCTGTTTGTGCGTCCGCAGCCTGACCGCGCGCTGTACCAAGTACGTTAGTCTGCATCGTATTCTGGATCTCTTTACCTGCGGCGCTAGCTCCTTGCAGCTGTCCTTGCAACGCCGTGTTTATATCGCTAGGTAAATCACTCATCTGGGTACTTCTGTAGCCAGACGGCGTTAACGCTTGCATCGTGTCGGCGTTAGCGCGGCCTCGCAGCGTTGCAGAGAAATCCTCGTTCATGGACTTATCGCGCATCTGCTGCAAAAGTGGGTCATAGTTCTGCTTGAAGAACCGATATTCAGCCATGGCAACCGACGCGTTTGCCTTGTCGGCTTCGCTCGGTTTGTAGTCAGCTGCTTTTGGTTTACTAGCCATTTCTCAGATCTCTTCTGTAGACAACTGTCTCTTTTTCCCAACCAACAGACTGTTCTATGTATTGGCCCAACTGTTCATGGCGGGTTCTTACTTCGATAGAACTAAAACCCGCGTCGTAAGCGACTTGCTCAAAAAATCCTACGCACTGTGCCGCTATGTTCATGCCTTTCTTCTTTGCCCAAGCGAACCAAATCAGCAATGTTCGTCTACCGCTGTAGGGGTCGGTCAGCCCCGTCGTTACCACAAACCCATCATCTGTAACCCACAGATGTGCAGACTCTGTTTTGCATGCCGTAAAAACATCTTCGGGGATGACATCAATAAAGGGATCTTCATTAAGAATCTCTTCAAGCCCCGGCCTAACCCAACCCCAATGCTCGCGAATATCTGCAAAAACTGGGTCACGCGATTTCTCGTCCATACTTCTTCCTAGAAAGACCATAGGACCGGTGAACTCCTCCGTACCGGACCTTCCTTGCGATTGGCATGTCGCCATGTCGCGCTTTTGTTTCAGCATCTTTGATGCCTTGCTGGAACAAACTGCCGTACACCTGCGCGCCCGCGTAGTCCGTCCACTCTTTGCTTGGCAGACGAAGCAAACGGAACAGCGCTCCATTGATAATAGTGTCTCGGTAGTCGTCCATAATTTCGTTTTCGCAAGCTGTCGACGTATGCGTCGGCTTCAGCTGCACACGTAGCACAGTGCTAGACACAATGGTTTCGTCTGGGACAGGCACTAGCCAAAACAGCGACTGCGAGGGCTTCACGAAATACTCGGGCTCGCCGCGCTTATCCGCATCCCGCCAGCTGGGCTTACGTTGCTCCAACAGACCAGTAGATATCGGCTCAAGATCTTTGCCCTTGTGTACTACCCACAGAACCTTTTCAACTACTGTGTTCGCCGGAGGCTCAAGGTCGTACTCATATAACCCCGCTACAGTAGTCACTGGGTCAAGCTCGGCCTGATACACCCCAGACTTTTCACACAGCTCTATCACCGCCGCTCGAATATTGCTTTCGATTAGCGTATCGGGGCATCCCGGCACCATAGGGATGACCTCGGGGAGTAACGATTCGTAAAGTATCGCCATTTACTGAGCCATCATCTGCCCACCGGCAGTCAGATTAGGATTTGAACGTGACTCGGCGTTCGGCGTTGTGATGA